GATTGCGCCCGACGATCTCGAACGGGGCCGATGCGTCCAGGTGACGAGCCCACGCGCGAACTATGCCGCGATACGTCGCGCCGCCGTAAACGAACACGTTACCGCTCGTCGGATAGTTCGACGGGATCGCCGCCGCCAGGTCGTCGGCGCGGGGATCGGTCATCGGTTGCTCGTAGCTCTCGATCACGTCGCCGCCATCGATAAGGCCATGCTTCGCCGACAGGATCATCACGCGGCAACCGCTCGCGGCAAGCTCGCGGGCAATCTTGAATTGCCTGGGCATATAGAGATCGAGCGCGCGGTGCGCGCCTGGTCGCTTCTTTCCGGTGCAGCCAAAGATAAAAGTATCCATGCGGCGAAGTATGCGACGAATCGCACGCCGACACCAGGCGACCGGATCGGTCAATTTAAGGGGTGCAATGGGTAAGGGTCGGTTCTTAAAACGCCTAGAATCGCGTCCTCGTCGGCCCGATCTGTGGGAATTCGGGCAAATGCCCGGATTACGACATCGAGAACGCCAGGCACAAAAAAGCCCGCGCACGGCGGGCTCGTCTGTGATCTGGGGCCAGGGCTAGAAATCGAGCAAGTCCATATCAGCGGCCCAGTCGTCCGGGTGTCCGGACAATGCCAGCGCCGCCTCGGCCATTGCAGCCCGTCGCGGATCAACCATCGAATGGTTGCACGGCGAATCGCCCGCCTCGAACGCGCCGCATCCAAGACGCTCGAAACGTTTCGCCGCGGCCGCGTAACTGATCGCACGGCCGTTGCCGTCAAAAACATCGTGAAGGCAATCGATCTCCCAGGGCTCGCCGCATCGGTCGCAATAAATATCCACGATCAAAACCCCGCTGCGATTTGGTCAAGCTGATCGAGGCGCTTTGTTTTCTCGTCTAGATCGAGTTCGTCCCAGTCGGACGGGAAATCAATTCCCGGTAGCAGGCGATAAAACCGCGCGCGTTGTTCTACATAGTCGGCGGTGCCGTCACTAATCGCGGAAAACATGCGCGAGGCCAGCGATATCGTTTTAGTTAAATCACTCATATACATCCTTAGTTGTTAAGGGCAAAACGCCCAGGTCCGAGTATGCGACCGATCGCGTACGAATCGCAAACAAAAAAAAGGGGCGCTAGTGCGCCCCCCAGGTCTATCAATGTCGACTAGAACCGAGGCGGCCCGAGTCCACGCACGGCACGACGCCAACGAAAGATAACAACAAAGGCAATAGCCGCGATAAGGATTGAACCAATCAGCGCAACCGCCCAGAAAAATATATCAAGCATTGAGTAACTCCAAGGGGTACGCCCCTGATACCTCGATAAACTCGATATCTTTCGCGCCCTTTGGCAATACCGCCCGCTTGACTACCTCGCCGTCAACGTAGAAGCGATACTCTCGCGAACCATCAGCTAAAAGCCGGTGCGTTGTGGTGTGTTCCACGAAAGGGTGCGAGTTCTTCGCACTCGTTCCGACCAGTACCAAAACCGCGCCCGTCTCGCGTACTCCATAGGACTTACTGCCCTTGTATATACACGCTTCGACCATGTTCCAAATAGGATAGGACTGCATCTTCAAAACCTCGCAAAATTAAACACCCACCGAGTATGCGACGAATCGCAGGTAAAAAAAAGCCCGCGCACGGCGGGCTCTTTCGGGACAGGGAAGGACTTACCCGGCGGCTAGTGCAACCGGTTCGGCGTCTCGGATCGTCGCCCACTGGGACGCGGGCAAGTTCAAGACTTTAGATCCGTTCGCGTGCCATTCATCGACGTGATCGGGATCGACCTTATTAGCTACGGCGGTCACGGCGTTGACCATCGTCGCGCGGCTGATCGGACGCCCGGCAAATCCAGGTTGCCCAACCGTCTCCATGAGCCCGTCGAGGATCGCGGTGTTATCTGATTTTTTCAGATTCAACACCTTAACGACGCCCGCGACTGCATCGGCGGCGGACGCGTTCACCACGTCGTTATGCGCGTCGCCCATTTTGTCGAGAACCGCATCGAAACTTTCACGACTGGCAAAGCTCGACACCACGTCGCGCGTCTTTAACGACAGCGCATGGTTATCGGCGTCCTTTGCCTCGTCAGTGAGCAATTTCCACTGATCGCTATCTCGGGCCGACGTGACATGCGTTGATCGCGTTTTGTTCTGGGTTTGCATCCCATTGAGACACGCCAGAGTCCAAGCCAATTGCGCCGCAGCAACACTTCCCATACCAACCTCGGAGTTCGACAGGCCAATGCCCAGCGCCATCAGATCGCCCACGGCGGGCTGTCCCTCGATCACTTTCGACTTCAAGCGAAGATAGAGGCGGCGATCAGTGATATCGCCGTTCACGACTTGCCATTGCGCGTCGGACTCCATGAGAGCGGGAAGCGCAGCGTTTAGCAGGTGAACGTTATCGAAGGTTTTGAACTTTGACGAAACAAACGCGCGGAGAATCCCAGCGTTGTAGGCGGAGTAGCTACCGCCCGTGTCAAACGATCTCAGCATCCGATCAGCGGGTTCCTGGTCCCAAATACGATTAACCGCGTGATCCAGTACGTCCGGATAGGATTGCTGGAAACGTTTAGCCGTTCGAACATCGATACCCGTTTGGGTGGCGATTTGTTGGAAAGCAACGTCATTCGCCCGGAGTTCGGTCGTCGGTACCCCGCGATCACGTTCCATTACGACCGTCGAAACGTTTTCCGATCCCTCGGGCGTTTCCTCGGTTTTGAGTTGGAAGTTATTCGTACTGCTAACGTAATCCTGGGTTCGAGACGCCTGGTCTTTCACCTGGTCTAGTAGGGACTGTAGCGTCCCCTGGCTATTTTCTATTGCGTGCATATGCACCTCGCAAGTTATGTCGCTGCGGTAGCGACGGTTTATCCGCATACGAATTGTCGCATAGGGTTTTATTAAAAAAAAGGGCCGCATAAGCGGCCCCAGGGGTCGGCAGGGTAGATCGGGTTAGAACCCCAGGTTCATCGCGCCACGACCTTTTTGTTTTTTAAGCTTGCCGTTGACTACCAAATAAAGGTGATACATCCACCTTTTGTCTGGATCCCCTTTGCTTACTAGAACCTCGGTGCCTTCTGGAAATTCTCCCTCGAAGTCGCCAAGTCTTTGCCGACCAGACCACAAGCAATTGATCGATTTCGAGTTTGTTTCGGTTGCCCAGTATTTCATACACTCACCTCAACGGTGTACGTCGCGCCTTCAATGGTTTCGATAGCGACTTCGCGTGCAGCGTCTTGCGCGATGCTTTCGATATTGTCGGTATCCATATGGCTATCAACCACATTTTCAACCTCATACCGAAAGTTCGAACCTTGAAATTCTTCACGCACGATCCCTTCAAGCTCGGTACGGTAGGTATGTATGTCGCTATTTTGAACCGCACGTTCGATTTCCTCGTTGATCTCGCCGCGCAGCCGCTCCGCCATTTTATCGACCACTAACTGCACGTACGGTTCGATGCTTTCGCGGAGTACATCTTGGCCCTCATCCGACGTAAGCCAAATGCGGAACATTCCTTGGAAACCTTCGAGCATTTTGCCCAGAAAGAATGACGCCGGGAGATCCGGGTCGTGGAACAACGGGACAAAGCCCTCGGGAGTAAGCGTTTCTTGTTCAGAGTCCATAATTACCTCGCAATGCTTTCAAAAGGTCATGCGCGATAATCCAAGCCTGATAGATCGCTAACGCTCCCCTGGGGTCGCGTTCCTTGGAATACTGCACAATGTGCCATAGGTCGGGAATAAAAATCTCGTCAAGGTCTACCAGTTCACGGCCCTGGGTCGCTAGATCCTCGAACGGCCCCATCGGCGGGGGCGAAAATTGGTCAACTTTCAATGTTTCAATTTCCATCAATCAATAACCTCGCAAGTAAGTTAAATAACTATACGAACTATCGCATACCTACTCTAGTGGTGCAATAAGCTCGAACACATCGTTCCAGATAACCGGGTAATCGAACACGCCGCGCGGCTCCCCGCCCACGATCCCACGTTTAGCGATCCCGATGGCTTCACTACCAGGGAAAAGAAAAAGCGATTTGCCTTTCGCGCCGTCGCGTTTCACGGCGATCCAAACGCTGGCATGTTCGTGACGGATCATAAAGCTCACCTGGTGAGGACTTAAACGAACGGCGTTAGCTCCGGTGCATTTGAGTTCGATCAGGTGAATGCGACCGCGCTCGTCGCAAAGCATGACATCGGGGACGCCTGGTGCGGCCGTCGTCTCAATCCGAGTCGGTAGGATCTCCCTCTGGGTCGCTTTCAGACCCATCCGAAACTCCCTCCACAACTTCGCTTCCGGCGTCAATCACTTCTCCCTCGATTATTTTTCCGCCCATCGACTTTTTAATCTCGGCCAGCGCCGCTTCGACTTCGGCTTTGGACATTGAATCAATGGAACCATGACGGATTTCGCTGCGCGAAACGTAAAGGCCCGCCGCTTGACCCCTGCGGAACTCGGCTTGAACGGCGGCACTATAGGCCCCGTTCTCCATACTCTCATCGCGTATGATTTGTAGTGATTTGACGTGTCGACCGAAGTCAACGGCATATTTTTCCGCTAATTCTTTCCGTCGAGCGTTCACGGCTGCAACCACGTGCGGACTGATACGGGGATTCAAAAGCTCGTATGCGCGGGTATGTGATCCACCTTTATACCCGGCTTTTTCGGCGCACTCGCGAAGAGTTAACTGGCCTTCCTTTGTACACACAAGCTCCACGAACTCAGCCTGTTTTTTGGTAAGACGCGTGTTCTCCGTCGTCCGTGGACGCCCAATCTTGACTGGGAATTCAACAACTTGGTCCGACATTTCGTTTAACAGTGAATACGACAAAAGCGTTGTAACACAATTTTCCCTATATAGACATTTTCAACAAAACCAAATAAATTTTTTCTGAATTTGAGGCTCTATATAGTTAAACGCTGATTAACGCTGCCCGTACCGCCCGTATTTAACGTAAAACCTGGTGTTACAGATGGCGGTACGGCTGGAAGCCACGTGTTTACTGGGCTAGAGCAATTTTCGTACCGCCGTACCGCCTGTACCGCCTATTTTTGAAAAAAAAATATTTTTTTTCATTTTCCCAGGAGGTGTATATAGGGACGAAAGCCTGGAAACCCATGAAACATAAGGGATTATCTGATACCATCGCATCTCTACACGAGGAGAGCCTATGTTTTTATTTAAGCTGTTTGTACGCCTCTGCGAATTCTTCGACCGACCCGATGATCTTAGCCGCCGCCTGGATGAGCTAAGAAAAGAAAGACAAAAGCCCACCGACGATGGAAGTTAGTTTCACTGAAGCTATTGAGCGAACGCGCAAAGCGCGGTCCGTGATCCGTCCCCTTGTAGACGAGGCCCGTGGGGAGCTAGCTGGTCCTGACCCAGATGTACCGTGGTCGGCGGGCCTCTTTGCGACGGATCATATGGAGACGATCGAGGTGTGGAAGAACATACTTCAGCAATACACTATGATCGAAGCGCGGCTCGCGGGCCTTCAACTGCAGATCAAGCAACTGGCGGCCCGTCCGGATTGAACACGCGTTCCATCCCGCGCCAATAGCCTTCGCTAAAGCAATGGAAGGCACCCAGCGTGAGGATCGCGCGGTCTGAGTCGTCCTCGATGCCGAGTTTGTCCATGACCATTTCGAAATCTTCGAGGGTTTCGGCCCAGGTGGATTTTACTTCTTCAGTCATTCACATTCCCCTCAATAATGCTGCGGTAGACGTCCATTTCGCGGTTGAGCGGCTCGACCAGGTGGTGCAGATCGATTAGTTTTTCGAACGCGGCCTGTGCTTCTGGGCTCATGTCGTCGAATGGAAATCCGCCGATGTCGTTCCAGTAGACGTACTTTTCGTACTCGGGATCGTCGTTAATGTCAGTCATTTTTTTTCTCCATATCCAAGGGATCGTCGGTCCACACCACCCACTCATTTTTATCCTCGTCGCGTTCATCGACCAGGATAGACGCGTGGAACCCCCGCGCAATGAAATATTGCTGCATGATGAGAGCGTATAGGTACAAATCTTGATCGGGCCAGTGTAAATAACCCGACCCCATGAGGTGTTCGTTCTTCGCCGAAGATCCCGCGTCAGTCCGAAAACGCCCCGGCTGCTCTTTGACGAAGGACCGGCAACTCGTGTGCGCCATGTAGGCAATGTGCCTCGGTGTGACCCACAGCTCCAGCTTTGTCACATCCGTTATGTCTTTGTCTTCAGTCATGCTTTCACCTTGTGGTCTCGTTCTAAAACGTAATCGTGTGTCACTGTGCCGAGTTTCGCGTCCCCTCGTTGGTGTTCCGAGACGCGTATGACCTTAACCGGGACGCCGTTCTTGCGGATCACGCGGTTGTGGGCGCGGACCCAGTGCCGTCTGACGCCCAACGGGGACGCCCGGTGGAACTTTTTAAGCGCCAGCTCGACGCCCTTTTCTTTGGGCAAGTTAATCTGGATTTCGCTATGCGAATTAAACGGAGCGTCGGGTTCTACCCGGACGCGCTTGCCCTCTTTGCCTGGTTCGGCCCCATCGACGATCCAATCGAAATTGAGGGTCGAGAGAAGGCACAGGATTTGTAGTCCCAAGTTATACCTAACCCACTCAAGCATTTGGTATTTGACGTAATTAATCGATTCGGACAAGTCGACCCCTTGGCGCTGGGCAACAAGCCTATTCGCCCAGTCGGCTCCCCCATCGGTAAGATCGGTAAGGGGCTTGGGGGGTTCGACCACGCGTTCCAGGCCCACATAAAG